GGGTCAACTGGCTAAAGCGTTGGGAAGTAGAAGGCGCCCGCACAGGCTGGTTCATGACCTTCCGCAGTACCGCAACTCCCACACCAAAGGTCGCTACAGCTAACACCTGGGATGGCGTTGTAGCCGCTGCTAAAGCTGCTGGAGCCAAGTTCCCAGAGGTAGTTGCTGCTCAGTGGGCTCTTGAGTCGGGATATGGCAAGCATACCTCAGGCACCCACAACTACTTTGGTCTAAAAGGTAAGAACGACGAAGGCTCCCTGGTCCCTACAACTGAGTTTGTCGGCGACATGGAGATCAAAACCGATGCCCGCTTCAAGAACTTCGCATCCCTTGATGCCTGCATTACCTACCTTGTTGACCTTTGGTACAAGGACTACAAAGACATGAAAGGTGTCAATCGTGCTTCCACACCTGAGGAGTGCGCCGAGCTGTTGGTAAAGGAAGGATATGCAACGGACCCAATGTATGCCACCAAAATCCAACGTATTCTGAAGGAGCATGATTGAAGCCATTGTGTCTGGCACAGTTGCCATCTTTACAGCTGTTGTAGCCCTACATTCTCGTATGCACAATCGTATTTCCGAAGTCGATAAGCGTATTGACCGGGTTGAATTACGAATTGCAGAGAAATACGTACAACGCGAAGAACTCTCCTCTGCGCTCCAGAAGATGGAAGACCACATGGTGCGGATTGAAGGAAAGCTAGATAAGCTCATTTTTAATGAAAAAGTGTAGATACTGCCATCAATCTAAACCGTTAAACCAGTACCCAAAGCATAAAGGCCACAAAGATGGCCACGCTGCTATTTGCAAATCTTGCAAGAAGGAGCGGTATCCGGCAACCCCTGAGCAGAAGCAAAGAGCCTACGAGCGTCAGATCAAGCGTAACTATGGAGTTACTGTTGATGACTACGACGATATGTTCAAGCAGCAGGGTGGGTTATGTGCAGGCTGCAAGCAATCCAATAAAGGCGCCCGCTTCCATATCGACCACTGCCATCAAACAGGAACAGTGCGTGGGTTGCTGTGTAGCAAATGCAATATTGCACTTGGGTTGGTTGACGACCAGATTGAAACACTGGCAAACCTAATAAGCTATTTAAATCATGGCAATCAAACAAAAAGCCACCGAGGATCGCTTTAACCACCTTCATAACATCCTCACCGAAACACTTATCCAACGGATTGAGTCTGGTGAAGCCACACCTGCAGAACTTAAAGCGGCTGCAGACTGGCTAACTAAAAATGACATCAACGGCATTGCTGTTGAAGGTTCCCCTCTTGATCAACTTGCCAGCATTCTTCCCAAGATTGATCCAGACCTAGTAAGGAGTCGAATGAATGGCACGAGACTGGAAAGCCGAGTATAAAGCTCGCGCCACATACCTTAAAGATTACCGTCGTGCTCACAAAAAAGAAGATGCTGCACGGCATCGAGCACGGCGTTCAATGGGTGATATCCCAGCTGGTCACGAAGTAGACCACAAAGATAATAACCCGATGAATAACTCATCCGATAACCTTCGGATCATTCCACGTAAAGCTAATCGTGCAAAGGGAGCACGAAAGACCAACGCTAAACGATGACTCCCCTTCTTCCCTCGCCTGATCACTATCTCCAAAATCTAATAACAATGACATCTCCTGAGGCTAAACGGCTCTGGAGAAGAGCCATAAAAGAGCACTTTAATTGTCAGTGTGTCTACTGCGGAGAATCCTATGACGCTAATGAACTTACTCTCGATCATGTACGGCCAAAAGTATTCGGAGGTTCCGATCTTACATCCAACCTTGTGCCTAGTTGTAGATCGTGTAATCAGGCAAAAGGAAGTCAAAACTGGCTCTCATTTATGAGGACCACCTTTGGGGTGAATCCCCAGAAAGAACAACTCATTCTATCTTGGATTAATTAAGTATTATGGCACCGAAAGTTACCTCCTCCAATAACCGTAGTCGTCGTCGGTCAACTACGCCTCGTGTTGTCACCACGTCCCAAGGCCGCAGGAACCGCTCCTCGGTTTCTCAAGCAACTACCACCAGCTCCAATTCGCGTCCACGTAACACTGGAGCAAACGTTACCAACAGCAGCCAACGCACTAACACCGGTAGTGCCCGTGTGACTGGTTCTGGTCGTCCTGCACTCCCTCCCGGTCAACGGGGTGGCGCTCTTGCTACTTCTGGCAACCGTGGTCAATCTCAACCTCAACTGACCGGTCGTGGTCAGCAACCTCGACTTCCTGGTGGAACCGGTGGTGCAGACACAGTTCGTGGAAGCGGTGTACGTACTGGCCAACCTGGAACAACACGAGCGGCTCTTCCATCCTCTGTAAGCCCTCGATCTCGCAGTACTCGTGCAGCTGGACCTGTTGCTGCATTGGTTGGTGAAGTTGCAGGAGCTGTGCTCAACCCACTTGCTCGGGCTGCTGGGACTCGCCTTGGTGAAGCTCTGCGTCCCTTAGGTCGGGCTATTGACGACCGTCTTCCCGGCATTAACAGCAATGACGAAAGGAATCGTCGTCAACGGGCAACTCCACTTCCCCAGATGACGCCAGCTGAAAGGAGCCGTGCAACTCCTCTTCGGCAAGCAACCCCTTCGGATGCTGCACCTCGCCGGGCTACCCCTACCCCTACCAGTTCCCGAACCACCCAACAACGAGCTACCCAAGCACCCCGTAGCTCCAACAGCGGTGGTACAACTTCCACTCCTCGCCGGAACACTCCCGCACCAACCATGCCCAGCGTAGTCAAGGAGCGTCGGGTGTCTGCCTCTACCGCTAACCGTGAGTCCGGCAACTACGGAACCAGCCGTACCAATAACCCCCTTATTGACGACGCCATGAAATCTCGCATGCGTCAACGGGAAGAGCGGACTGGTGTTGGTCCTGTTAGCAATGGTGCTCAGTACGCAGCTGATGTGAAGAGCAGCACTCGTGGTGTTGGACCTGTTGCAGATGGTGATAAGTACGGCGGCACTCTTAAAGCATCTTCCAGCACTCCTGACAAGAAAAAAGAAAGCAACGCTAAACCGATGACCACTGCTGAACGCAATCGCCGTCGTCGGATGGGTCTTGCTTAGACACTAACAACTACGGAGAGGCCTCTCTGAGCCCCAGGAAGGCCTCTCTTTATTTATTTAGCTACACTCTATCTATAAATGAAGAAATGCCGCTCCTGCGGCGTAGAGAAGCCATTCAGTGAATTCCATAAACGTAGCGATACTGGTAGACATCAGACTGCTTGCAAAGAGTGTTATCACAGCGCTCAGATGAATAGACACTATGGAATAACGCTGCGGGACTACGACCGTATGTACGAGGAGCAAGATGGCTTGTGTGCTATCTGCGCCTCCCTCAGACCTCTAAACGAAACACCCGATTCTGTGTAGATCACGACCACGACACCGGACAAGTCCGTGGACTCCTTTGTGATTCCTGCAATCGTGGAATAGGATTACTCAAAGATGACCCAAGACTCCTCGATAACGCAGCAAAATACCTTAGATCTTTTAAAGGATGACTTTAAGATCTTTCTTCAAGCAATTTGGGCGCAGCTTGACCTCCCAACACCTACAAGAGCCCAGTATGCAATTGCTGACTATCTGCAATACGGCCCAAAACGGCTGATGGTCCAAGCTTTCCGTGGTGTTGGAAAGTCTTGGATTACCGCTGCATTTGTTCTTTGGACACTTTTTAAGGACAATGACAAGAAAGTTATGGTCATAAGTGCGTCAAAAGAACGAGCAGACAACTTTAGCATCTTTTGTCAAAAGCTAATTGTTGAGACACCCTGGTTGCGCCATATGCAACCCAAGTCAGACACAGCACGATGGTCACGCATCAGCTTTGATATCAATTGTGCTCCTCACCAGGCACCTTCAGTCAAGAGTGTTGGTGTGACTGGCCAGTTGACTGGCTCTCGTGCTGACTTGATGATCCTTGATGACGTAGAGGTTCCTTCCAACAGCCTCACCGAAATGATGAGGGAGAAGCTTTTGCAACTATGTACAGAAGCAGAGTCTATTCTCACACCAAAAAAGGATTCCCGGATCATGTACCTGGGAACACCTCAAACAACATTCACGATTTACCGTCGCCTAGCTGAACGCAACTACCGTCCATTCGTCTGGCCTGCCCGCTACCCACGCAAAGACAAGCTTGCTCAATACGAAGGTCTTCTTGCTCCGCAGATTATTGAAGACATCGAGATGGGGGTTGACGAGTGGTCCCCTACCGATCCTGATCGTTTTAGGGATGATGATCTGCTGGAACGGGAAGCAGCAATGGGACGGAGCAACTTCATGCTCCAGTTCCAACTGGACACAGCACTGAGCGACGCTGAGAAGTTCCCCCTTAAGTTTGCTGACCTTGTGGTTACGTCTGTCAACCCCACACAAGCACCCGATGCTGTGGTGTGGTGTTCTGACCCACGGAATGTCCTTAGGGATCTCCCCACCGTTGGTCTACCCGGTGACTACTTCTACTCCCCCATGCAGCTCCAAGGAGAGTGGTCCGACTACACCGAAACCATATGCTCCATTGACCCATCTGGTCGAGGTACTGACGAAACAGCAGCTACATACATCTCACAAAAGAATGGCTTTCTCTACGTTCACGAAGTACGAGCGTATCGCGACGGTTATAGCGATAACACACTTCTTGACATCTTGCGTGGGTGTAAGCGTTACAACGTCTCAAAGCTTCTCATCGAAACTAACTTCGGTGATGGCATCGTCGCAGAACTCTTCAAAAAACACCTGCAACAGACCAAACAAGCCATAGCTGTTGAAGAAGTCCGAGCAAATGTCCGAAAAGAAGACCGGATCATTGATGCCCTGGAACCAGTCATGAACCAACACCGCCTCATCATTGACCGTGGTGTGGTGGAGTGGGATTACGCCTCCAACAAAGACGCAGCACCTGAGGAACGACTCCTCTACATGCTCTTCTATCAGATGAGTCGCATGTGTCGTGAAAAGGGAGCTATCCGACATGACGACAGATTGGACTCCCTTGCTCAAGGTGTGAAGTACTTCACCGACGCTATGGGCATCTCTGCGTATGAAGCCGTTAAACAGAAGCGGATGGATGACTGGCAAGACCTCCTCCAGACCTTCCTAGACGACCCTCAGAGCGCCGCTAATCACATGGTCATGGGGTTTGACCTAGAGATGCGTCAAAAGGCTCGTGGGGCCTCCAAAGGGGCTCTTCCGACGTGGATTTCTCTGAGCGGGCGCTAGTCCGCACCCAAATGACCCAAATAATGACCCCAGTCATACCAAGGGGTTTGGTCGATAACGCACTATAACGGGGGATGGGGGGATATTGGCCCACCTTGACAGGTAGACCAACATCCCCACCGTCTCTCTTTAATATCATCTTGAATTGATATTCCGTGAGTACCGTGACTCACAAATGACACAATACCTAGTACTGAATCTTTATATCCTCAGTGAGGCGTAAGCCGAACGGGTGATTGGATATTCTTTATTCTACTACTTTTAATTCAAAAGGTAGGGGATTAAGGAGACTGAATCTTGATCATCGGTATGTCCCCGTGATTGGACATCTGAATGATACTGGATTCATTCTGTCTATTAAATTCAAAGAAAGAACTGATGAGATCAATGAGTAGAACTCATCGTAAGAGACCCTACGGCTATCCGCATCGTTCTCCCAAGACCTTCAATGAACTCAAACAAGTACGTGTCAGTAATGATTACTACGATTCCGAATATCGGGTAAGTACTCGTAATCGTTATATCCCAACAGCCTGGGATGACCTTCTAGCCAGCAGCTATCTTCAAACCGATTTCAAAGTATGACCCACACCGTATCCCTTGTCCACATCACTCCTGACTCTGAAGAACTGATTAGTTACATGGCCAGGGTATCTAATCCCTCCAATCAAACCAACACTGAGACCAGTGCTAAACTAATTAAGTACCTTATTGCCCATAACCATTGGTCACCGTTTGAAATGGTGAACATGTGTGTGGAGATTAATACGACTCGGTCTATTGCTGCACAGATCCTTCGCCATAGGAGCTTCTCCTTTCAGGAGTTCAGTCAACGGTATGCTGATGTCACTACTATTGGTACTCCCGTTATTCCTTCCCTGAGGCGTCAGGATACTAAGAACCGGCAGAATAGTATTGATGACCTGAATACTGAAAAGAAGGAGATCTTCTATCGTCGTATTGGGCAACTGTTTGCTGAGTCAGAAGACCTGTATCGGGAGATGGTGAGTTGTGGTGTGGCTAAAGAGTGTGCTCGGGATGTGTTGCCTATGTCGTCTCCTTCTCGGTTGTATATGAATGGGACGATTCGGTCTTGGTTGCATTATTGTGATCTGAGGACTGGTAATGGGACACAGCGGGAGCATGCGGTGATTGCTGGTCAGGTTCAGGACATTCTCTATTCGCAAATACCGAATGTGTGTAATGCGATGTGGGATAAAGACTGATTAGAGGTGTCTAGAAGGGTCTAGAAGGTGGGTGTATGTTGTCTTAGGTGTCTTTGCATACCTTGACTAATTGACAGCCCTTCTAGGTCATTCTGGAGGGGCTGATAGATTTCCGACATAATTTTGTGAAGGGATTCGCTATAGCGGGGACGCCTAAATACCCCCCAAGCCCCCTAAGTTGCTGCCAGTAAGGTATATCAACCTGTCTCTAGATCAGTGTTCTAGCGGCAAATCGGCCAAATAGTGGTACAAACGTACCGTTCATGGAACTTAACAATTGCTGAGATCCATTGCTATGACTGGGTTCTTGGCCCTAGAAGTGCTGCCATCTGTGGGCCAAGGGTTGCCGATGTGGAACCCATGCCTTACCTTTGGTTCAGGTCACGAGATCAACCGCTCTCGCGCCTTATCGGTTCCACTACACCACTGCAAACGCCAGCCATGCCCGCCACTTTCCCCGCCGCTCTCGCCGAACTTACTGAGCTTCGTTCTGCCCTTGCCATTCTCCAGGCTGACGGCCGCGAATACGGCGCAAGCGTTCTCACTGACGCGATCGACAAACTCGAGGCCAAACTCGGTGTGAACCAAGTTCGCGCCTGATACCCACACGGACGTACCCATGAAACAAACAATTGAAGGCCTCACCCTCTTTTCATTCACCGTTCTTCTCTCATCCCTCACCTT